GGTTGAATTTGCACAGATTGAAGCAAAAATTTATGGACAGCACTTCAAGGATTCGCCGGAGATATAACAACAAGTTCGCCATACGAAAATACTTGAGTGACTATAACGACAACAAGTTGAAATGATCTTTCAAGTATATCATGAGATAATAAAGCTATGTTTGCACCGCTTTGAACGGTAAATAATTCAAGCTACAACACTTATTATTGCGATGCTGTGGGTGTGACTGCTTCTCGTTTGGCTCTTGCCGGTGGTAGTTATGGTAGTGGTGGTGCGATTGCTGGGGCTTTCTGTTTGAATGTGGATAGTTCCGCTTCGCATACGGGTGCGGGTATTGGTGCTCGCTTAATGTTCCTTTAGCGAAGCGTAAGCGAAGCCCCCCTTTCCGTCGCTTGCGACGGTCAACCACTTCAACTCTGCCGAAGGCTTTTACATCATGCAAATAAAAAAATATGAAAATAACGATCAATATTGAAAAAGAAGAAAAACAACCAATTGAATATGAATTGGATTGTTACGGTCAATGGAGTAAAACGGAATATTCGGAAGATGAAGTAATAATAAATATTCATGAAAAAGAAGAAGATAAACCAAAAACAAAATATGAAAACAAAAAAGGAATGGGGTATTAAAGCCCCGTTCCTTTGGGTTATATGGTCGGAAGCGAGTATAAAATATAAACGTTTTCGCCTTTGTTGGCTATACAAAAAAGTGGACGAAACCATGTATAAGCTCAATGGGGTAAGTAACAAAAGCGATAATGCGAATGTGAATGCTTCTCGTTTGGCTCATACCAGTGGTAATTATAGTAATGGTGCTAATGCTGGTGCTTTCTATTTGAATGTGAATAATTCCACTTCGAATTCGAATACGAATATCGGTTCTCACTTAACGTTCTTTATAAATTCCCTATTTTAATTCAAAACCTATGATGTGCTTGATTTTTCCCAAAAGGTGAAATCAAGATGTGTTAAATGATAGCTATATAACCCCGCCTCTTGGCGAAACATAAAATTACTGGGGAGATCGTATTGGTAATTATATTCATATAAACCACTTGGTATTAACAATGTTTATCACTAAATATAATGAATGTTCGATTGTAAAGGAACATTATAGGTAAAAAACAAAAGCATAAATGAAAAGATACTGAAATATTTATGAAAAAATTTATGATCTTGATAATCTTAAAGAAGCACACAAACAAGCAAGAAAAGACAAACAATTATACAGAGAAGTGAAAATGGTAAATGCAAGCGAAGAATATTTCTTAAAGAAAATTCAAAAGCTTCTGAAAGAAAAGAAATATCATATTACAGCAAAAGATTATTCAGTTTCAATAATCCGAGACAAAACCAAATCAAGAGAATTACGAAAATTAAAATATTACCCGCACCGTATAATACAGCGGGCGATCATGTTACAAATTGAAAAATATTTCATGCAAACATTCACAGATTTTACATGTGCAAGTGTAAAATGAAGATGAATGACGCATGTAATGGAATTAATGGACAGATACATGAGAGATAAAGAATGAACGGCGTATTGTTTGAAAATAGATATATCGAAATTTTACCCGAATGTGAATCACAGAATTCTGAAAAAATTATTGAGAAAGAAATTTAAAGATAAAGATTTGTTGAATTTGCTGGACATGATCATTGATTCATTTCCATGAAGAAGGTGATTACCAATTTGAAGTTATTTATCACAATTTTTAGCGAATTTTTATCTTTCATATTGCGATCATCGATTAAAAGAAGTAGTAAGATGTAAATATGTTATAAGATACATGGACGATATTGTTATTTTATGAAAAAGCAAAAAGCGATTAAGATATGTTTTTCGCAGATTAAAATGATATTTGGACGGTTGCTTGAATTTAAGAATTAAACCAAATTATCAAATATTCCCAACTGGTGTGAGATGAGTGGATTATGTTTGATACAGATATTTTTACGGTTATAAATTATTGAGAAAATCAACCGCACAGAAATTCAAAAAGAAAGCATTACACCTAAAAGAAAAACAAGAAATGTGAATTGTTTTTAATTTTAGAGAATGGTGTGCAATGAATAGTTATGTTGGACGAATGTTTCATTGTAATTCATACAGATTATTTGAAAAATATATTGATCCAATAATTCCCAGCATGAACAGATATTATTATTACGAAATCGGAAATAAAAAGAAAAACAAGCTGAAAAAGTATTACAGAAAATTGATTCGTAAGAAATACAAGTCAAGAAAATAAATTTAAAGCTTTGATATTTGACATTCGTGATTATATTATACATGACAAAATTTTACTTTTTATGTAAAGCAAAATGAAATTATCAGCAACAACAACCAGTTCATCAATAGTTGATTTAATTAATGATGATGAAGTATTAGCATTAATTGAAGCAAAAAGAAATGCAAATGAACCAATTGAAATTGAAATAAGTGTTTGATCATGAGATTCAGTTTTTGTTGAAACAATATCAGATGAAGCTTCAACAACAAATTCTTATGAAGTAACAAGCACATTCAGATTTAAAACATATCAATTGGATCAAGTTTTTGTAATTGCAAGTGATAGCACAGATTTTAACATTCAAATCGTTTGATAAAATGGAAATTTCACCAGATACAAGTTTAATTATAAATCTTTGAACGCTTATTGCATGTGCATTCTTTCTTCGGAAATTGAGTGCAAATATTACAAAATTCAAAGAAAAAACTGAAATGGAATTAAAAAGTCACAATGAAAGAATAAATGAAATTGAATCATTGGATTTGAAAGCAATATTGATGAAAATTCAAACGGATTTGGAACGAATAAAGGAAAATATGCACAAATAGAAATAAACGTTGCAGAAAATTTTTTACATTCAATACATACCTAATGAAACGAATTACAAAACTTTCAGTTACAAAATTGGTTTTATTATTGTTGGTATTAACATTAATTGTAATTGAATTATACAAAGTTTTTAAAGGTTCTGAATTAGATCAGATTTTTGTTGATACTGTATTAATGGTTATTTCTTTTTACTTTGGACAAAAAGGAATAAAATACGATAACGTGGATTCAATAATGGAAGAAGAAAACAAGGAATAATTCTTTTATTCCCTATTAAATACGATGAAATGAAAAATAATCATGATCGTATTGATCATATTGATAATTGTGACGGTGTGCAGTATAAATTGGTGCGTGTAATTGATAAAACAGCAACAGACATTCACCATATAATGTGAAAATGCAACAAGCATAAATACAACACCAATATTGATGAAAACAAAGTAAGAATTTCAAGAAGATTACATGTTGCATTAAATGGATTTTTTGGAGACAAACAAAACCCAAGAGATCAATTAAAGCAAGTTTTCGAAATTGTGAAGCCAGTATTGAGTGAATGAGTAAAACAAGAACTTTATACAATACTGTATGAAGCAGATGATGAATTGTTTTACATACCAGAATTATTGAAGAAATGAAAGAAAAAGAAAAAATAAACGATTATGAATACAAACATTTGAGAATATGCAAGCATAACATACAACGTGAAAGTTGCAGAAATTGTTTATTTGAAGTGCTTTGTAGATTAGAATGAAATGATATTCACGATCAAAAGAAGATTTCAGAGCAGAAATGATAAAGAAATTTTTAAATTATAACAATAAAAACATGGAAGAAGAAATTATTTATGGTTGTTTGTGAACTGGTGAAGAAGCAACCGATTATGTTCTTTGTGACGGTGATATTGATATATTGCCAAAGCTTTATAAACAAGATGAAATCAGATTTGAATACAATCAAGCGAATCAAAGTTGGAGTAAAGTTTCATGCACAATATTCAGTGCAATGTGAATGCTTTCAGATTTGATGAATTATGAATTTTCACTTGATGAATTACAAGAAGTTGACGAATTATCATACACAAAATGAAGAATCCGTTGACATGGTTGGTATGTAAAGCAAGCCGTTGATCTTGTTTGTAAATGGTGGAACGAAAAACATGGTGATTTATGAAAAGTTGCATATTACAGAGTTTCAAAATATTCAGATATGGTGGATCAGATACTTGAAAAATGATACACAATAAACGGTAATTTTTGCCCAACAGCAGAATACAGCCAAGATTACAGAAAAGACGCAGTATTGGATTGAACAGAATTTTGAACAAATACCAATGGACATGCAATTGATATAATCTGGAATAATTGAAAAAGAAGCACAAAAGATTCATACAAATGAAGAAAAACAAGTGATTGAAAAAAAGATTGCAACAGATACGAATTAAAGCATAAATTATCAGAATTATCAAATTATGGAATGTGGTATTATGTATTTACAAAGGTTGCAGAAGATAACCTTGAAGAATTAAAAAGATTAAACGAAATTAAAGCAAAAATAAATGAAGTAATGCCAATAAATTCACAATTGCGACATTTAACAAATTCAGAACCTTATAAAAATAAATTACATGAAGCAAATAATATGTTGCGTGAATGGTTGGATTATATCAATTGAGAAATAATAAATCTTTCATAAAAAAAGATTTTGCAATTTGTATGTTTTTTCGTAATATATCTTTGCAAATGTGTAGACAGAACGCAAGTTCTGTTTTCTTTTTTTATCTGAAAAATTAAATCAGACAAAGAAAATCTGAATTCAAGCTTGATTTTACTATTGACAAAAATTAAAATATATACATTGCATAAGTAATGCGTAGAGCCAAATATATTTATTTGTTTATTTTTTCAAAATGAAAAATTTGCTTTATGACTTTTTGCAATATTCCAAAGATATCAATTACAGATCAAGCGACACATTGGTTCATTATAAATACGATATGTTAAAATTTATTGAATTCATGAAATACAAAAAATGAAAATTCGAAATAAACGTTGAAGATGTAAAATTCGCAGATTGTATTGAACGGCTTGAAACATACAAAGAAAACAGAAAAGTTTCAAGAAGCACACTTTCAACATTATCAAATTCTTTACGCCAATTTTTCAAATACAGTGCAATGATCTGAAAAAAATTACAATTTAACGTTGAACAATTACCAATTATTAAAAAAGAACGCAAACCATACGATATGATGAAAAAAGAAGAATATGAAATATTGGTTCAAGCACCATTAATTTATGAAGAATCACCAATACTTGCAGAAAGGAATCAATTATTAATCGAAATACCATACAGAACATGATTACGCCGTGCAGAAATATTACGTTGCAAATTCGAACATTTCCACAATGAAAACCGCCAATTCCAGATATTATGAAAAGGCGGTTATCATGATCGAGTATTTTTTACCGAAGATTTAAGAAATAAAGTTTTGCATTTTGAAGAAAGTATAAAAGAATTCACAAAAAAAAGACCATTCAAAATGGATTTTTTATTTGTTTGATTAGATAATAAAAATCGATGAAAGCCACTTGCACCAAAATATATTAATATTTTATTCCGTAAATATTCCGAACATCTTATAAATGAATGAAAGATTACAAGAGTATTACACCCGCACATGGAACGCCACGCATTCGCCACAAATTGCGTTTATGCTTGATTAAGCCAGCAAGCAACAACACGTTTAATGCGTCACCGTGATCCAAAAACCACTGAATGATATTATCACATGAATGATACATGGTTAAAATCACAATTTGATAAAATATCATAACATATTTTTTTCAAAAGTAAAATTTTTCGAGCTTTTCGGAAAAATCGAATAGTTTAAAAATATAATTCATAACTGTAATTTTTTATTGCAGTAATTTTCTTATTAAAAAAGTGCAAAAAAATTTGACAAATAAAAAATTTTTCTTATACTTGATATTGTCAAACAAGATATTAACACATTTGCTGAAATTTCTTGATCTTGTTATTCATTACTCTAATCGGTTGGATTGTTTCCACACACTCACCATATAGAGAATATCAGTGTGTTGGAGTAAATGAATAAATATATAAGAAACCAAGCGGTGTGATAATATCACATCGCTTTTTCGTAATTACTTATGCAAAAGGTTCTACAATACAAAAAGCATGTAAGTTTGACAAAGAAAACAGAGCTTGCGTGCGTTTCAAAGCAACCATACGAATCAGTTGGGGAAATCAGCACGCAAGCGATCCAACTGGTTCATATGGTTGTTTTAATTTGTTTCAGTTCACATATGAGCCGTTGCACCACTACACACATTTTATTTTCTAAAACAAGGTTCTACAAATGAATGAAGAATTAGAAAGAATTACGATTTTCAATTCTTATGTAAGAAGCATTGACCAGCTTGCAAGATGAGATATGCAACTTGCACAAGAGCTTTCTTATTGGATCATTCAATTCTGAATTAAATGAATCGAGCCACCAGCAGATTCAAACCCGTTCATGCTTTCAGTATTCGAGCAAATCAAAGAGCCGTTAATGAATGGAAGAAAAAAATCAATGAACGGTAAAACAAAATCAAAATCAGATGAAGAAGAAATCAAAGAAGAAACGGAAATTGAAGAAAAAAAATCAAAACAAAATCAAAATGAAATCAAAACTGAATCAAAAGAAAATCAAAACGAAATCAAACCGTGACAAAATATAAAATATAAAAGAAAAAAGAAAAAAGAAGAAAATAATATTTCATTATCTAACGATAATGAAAGTGCAAGCACGGGAGATTATTGAGATTCAGAAATTAACGAATGTTTGGAAATTATTAAATCGTTTAATGGTTGAATAATTGATTGAACACAAAAATCAAATCGTATTCGGTGAAAAAATTTAATTTGAAAACTTAAAAAATCGGAATTTGTGCAAAATCAGAATTACACACGGCAAAACACTTTAACGGCGGTGTTGAACGTGGTTGCACAAAACAAGTTTTATGTGAGCAAGATTACATCACCAGAATTGATTTATAAAAATTTAGCAATTTTATTTCAAGTTTGCAGACAAGAATGAATGAATCAAACACCACAAATTGAAGTGCTTTAAAGGTTTACAAAGAATTGACGTTTGTAATTACAAGGGACGGTGATGTTTATACAACAACAGCCACGCCAGATCAGATTTCAAAGCTTTGTGAAAAATCAAGGTTCTTGAAATTGTGAAGTGATTACATTGCAGTTGATAGAATTAAAAAGTTGACCGTAAAGCCAGCAGATGAAATTGACAATGCATTATTGCAGATTTCAGACAAAAATTTACGTGCAAGAGTTCAAGCAGAAGTTGACGAAAGAAGAAGAACATGATCACGCTTGAACATGGAAATTTATAAAAACATTTTAGATCGTTTCTCGAAATAAACATGCCAAAAGAAGAAATCGAAAGACTTGAATGAAAAGTTGGGTTCAAGCTATTCATCAGACGTGTTGGTTTAAAAAACTTTGATGAATATATGCAGTTGTTCGGTAATGATCGAGCAAAAAGACAAACAGCGGTTGAGTGGTTTATTGAAGAATACCCAAACCAAGCAAATTAATTTTATATCAGTTATTAAGCGAAAATGACAGATAAAGAAACACCAAAATTAAATTTATTCATGAAAATTCAAACTGTAAAAAGCAAATTGCTTCAAGCGAATTTGAAGAAATCATGAGAGAATAAACATGCATGATTCAAGTATTATGAGCTTTGAGACTTTTTACCAGCCATTGTTGAATTATGTAAAGATAACAGATTATACACACAAGTATTATTCGATAACGAAACAGCAACATTATTGATTATTGATTGTGATGATCCAACACAAATTGTTCAATATACATCGCCAATGCGTGACGTTGATTTGAAATGATGTCAACCAATTCAAGCATTATGAGCGGTTGAAACCTACCAACGCAGATATTTATATTTAAATGCGTTTGATATAGTTGAGAATGATACACTTGACGCAGTTGCATGAGATGATAACAAGCAACCAAAGAAAGCAGAAGTAAAAAAATTCAGTAATGAAGATTTGGAAAGGTTGAAAGCAAAAACAGATTATTTGAAGAAATTTGCAACATCAGATGATTTGTTAAAGGACATTCAAAAGTTCTTTTCAGTAGATAAAGACATGAAAATGAAAATTGCAGATGTTCGAGCAGAAGTTCCAGAAGAAAAACCAGCAGAATAATTTACATCTTAAAAAACAAGGTAATGACAAATCAAGATACAATTGAAGAATTCGATGTTGCAGAATTATTACAAAAGCAAGAAAACAACGCAAACGAAGTTGATGAATTAATATCAAAGCACGAAAAATTCAAAGCAAAGTGATTGAAATTAACAGATCAAGATATGTTTGATCGAGTTGCTTTATGGGAAAATATGAAAGATAAAATTACAGAATTAAAAAGCACCTATTATGAAGAAAAGCAACAAAACGACGTTAAAAAAGGTGCAAGAATGGTTGAATTAAAAGCAATGTTGAACGAGCAATGAAAAAAAGTTCATACAGATTCAACAGCAGACGCATTAATAAAGCAAGAATTCCAGCAACGTGATAATGAAATATCAATTCACAAATTGCAAGCAGAATTATTGCAGAATAAAGCAGATTGCGTGCTTGAATATATCAACATCGTAAAAATCCACATTAAAAAAGATTTTAGCATGTAATTTACAAACATGATAACGTATACAAAAAATAAAATCATTGCAGATAATAATTGAAAATCAAAATCAGTGGAAATCGACACGGTATTATGAGCCGTAAAATGAAAAAGCCGATTCCTTGCAAGGTTATGAATTGCAATGATCCTTGCAGAAAAATTAGAAATATCATCAAAGCAAGCATTCACGGTTGCATGCACAATGAAAGATGATTTCGAAACCTTTTACAACTTAAACAAATAAAATGAAAAACAAAACAATAATTATTTATGCATTAATCGTTCTATTTATTCTTGTTATGTGATGAATCTTTGTCACATACGCAAGCAATAAACAAGAGCCAATCCAAAAAATTTTAAATCAAATTGAAGCCAACGAATCAGAGTTGGAACAGCTTGAAATCAAACAAGCAGAATTAAATCAAGCCAATGAGCAAGCCAAAGAAGAATTATTGAATAAATATGGATTGCAACTTTCAGAAGAAAAAGAAGAAAAAAAAACAGATTTATCATCAATGCTTTATGATGATAATTGAAACTGTATTTGATGAATAGGTTGTGAACCTAACGAATGGACACCATGAAAATTAACAGAAAGTGGTGATCATCAAGAAATGCCAGAAATCAAAGCAACAGATGAACACGAAAGATTCAAAGAACTTGCAACAGCATATTGACTTGACGCAAGCACAATATGGAGTGTTGAAAACCATTATTGAATTAAAGAATGAGTTATTTTATGCATAACAGTTGCAGAAACAAGCGGTTGAAATCGTGGTTATGGTGAAAAAAACATATGAAGTGTTTGAAGTAATGATCGTGGTGACCGCCCAACGTATGCTTTAATGGAAGCTTGACTTGAAGCAATAGGTAAAACATTAAACAACCAATATTTATGAAGTAAAAAAACTCTTTGATGTTTAAGTAATGCTGGATCATGCAACGAATCCAACGATAATTGAAAAAGATACGCAACAAGTGAATCAAGCCGAGAAAAAAACATGGTTGCATGTTTATCAACAATTTATGGATCAGTAAACGCCAGCACGTTTGGTATTAGAAGATAATTTTTATTTCATTTATTATTTCAAAACATGGAAACACCAAAAAATCAAGGGGGGGGGGAGACTTTACAAACCTTTACTGTAAATCCAGCATTTCTTCTACAAGATATGCCAATTGATTTCTTTGACTTTCAATTCATCATGAATGCAGATTGAACATTAAAGGAAACAAAATTTAAAGATCAGATTTTAGAACCAGCAATTTGAAGTTCATTATTCTTAATTAAAGAGAAATACTTCAAAAAGGTAAAACAACATAAAATTGACAAAAAGAAGATTGAAAGCCACAAACAAGAAAAAGAAAACATGCTGAACGCATGGAAAATTCAAAAAGAACATTATCAGTGACACATCAGATACCAAGAAAAAGCATTATGAGAAAAGAACAGATTATTAAAAGCAATATGATTAATTGCACACAATGTAGAAAAAGTAAATCAGAATTAATCTTTATTTCATAATTAAACAAAACATGTTTGAACGAATTAAAAAATTATTCATGAGAAAATGAATAAGCAAGGTGGTTGTTGATACATTAAGAGAGCAAAACCACCGCTTAAAAGAAAGAGTTGCAGAATTAGAGCAAGCAACCGAAAAGAAATTTTGTTCACACTGTAAGGAACGAAAACCAATTACAGAATTTAATAAAAATTGTTCGAAAAGAGATTGATTACAAAGTCAGTGTAAAGAATGCCACAAAGCAATGATGAGCAGAACGCCAAAAAAAGAATTGCAAGAATGCAAGTTCACGCCGTTTGAAAAAGAATATTACGGCGGGCGTGTTGTTGTAAGTGAAAGATATTTCACATACGAAGTAAATGGAATTGTTTATGTATTAATTGATTCATTCAGATTTAATTATTTGTGCGAAAAATTCTGAAAAGAAATGGTGAAATTGAAAATCGAACAGATGATTAAATACAACAATAAAAACCACCTTTGGAAATCAAATTATGATTATTATTACAGATTAAAAGCACGATGTCAGAAAGAACAGATATTACAAGATGAAAAACAGCAATTAAATTTATTTCAAAACCAAGATTTAGAATGAACGCACAATGTTCAATCGTAGATTATTGGAAAGAACATTGATGATGAAGATATTGAAAAGTAAGTTACAGTTGCTTTTACGATAGGGTGAAGCATTGACGAAGTCGAGAAGAAGCAATCCAAAAACAAACAAGGAAATATTGCAACAGTGTTTACAAGCCAAAACAACATGCACAAACAAAAAACGAATTAAAGCCAGAATATTCATGAATTAATATCACATACAGCAAAGAAGAAGCAAAAGTTTTTAAAGAAGCATTTGAGAAAATCATCAATGATCTTTTAAAGAAATACGAATCAATAGAAGAACCGCAAGAAGCAAATAAAATATTTGAAAAAATTGAAAAGGTGAAAGCAGATTATCAAATATTTTTACATCACAATTCATAACAAAATGAAAAATCCAATAGACAAAAAACTTTACATGAACCAAATGAAACGAGATTCACAATTACAAAGATTGAATAAAGAAAAAGATATGAAGCAAGAAATTATGATATTAAAAAACGAAAAAGCAGAATTAAAAAACGAAAACGCAGAATTGAAAAATCAAATCAGACAATTTGCAGATTGATTCCAATTGCTTGCAAAGAAATTAAAAGAAGCCAATAAAGAATTGGATCGTTACAAAAAAACACAATCTTTTAAACCAGTAATAATAAAATAATGCACATATTATTTTCAATATTAACAATATTTCGATCAGTGATTTATTTGATCACGTTAAAAGATACGAAATTAATAATTGCACTATTATTTGCAATACTTTCAATTGCATATTAAGAAATTCGGAATTTCCGAAAATAGCAGAAAAAACGGAAATTCCGATTATTTAAACAATTTTACATCTTAAAAAATCCAGAGAATGAAACGATTAATAATATCAGCAACTGTAATTATGATTTCAATGTATTTGGTTGTTGCACGGTATATTTGACAAATGCCACCAGATGAACCACAAATTATAACTTGCGATGAAAGATACATATGAGATTCTTATATATGAGTAATAAAATGGAAAGATTGAGATTACATATATTTATCATGAATGCATGAATTAGATACGATATGCACACCATACGAAGAAGAAGTTGACGAAGAAACGCCATTATGTTGAACAAAAGTTCCGTTTGAATGACCATTAGATACAAGCAATATGAATTGTTATTATGATAATCCGAAAAGCAAATTAAAAGCTTTCAAAAAGCAAGCAGAAGCAGAAAAGAAAGAAGATGAAAGATATTATACGTGTAAAATAATAACATATGATGTTGTGCAAATGTATAATAGTTGTGAAACATCAAGTTGTGTGACAAATAGATTAAGAACATATTTTCAAGAAAATTGCCCAAGAGCCAATATTGAATAAAATTTTACATATTGTTCATAAAACATCATGGAAAATAAAACAGAACGATTTGTTATATATGCAACAGAATCATGAGATTATGAAACCGCAGAATTTGAAGCAAAAGATTTATTTGATTTTGCAAGAGAAATGAACGAGCGGTTTTGATGAAGCATGAAAGAAATCGTTTTAATCGTAGACAAAGCATATATTGATCCATTTTTTCGGAATGAATATGAAAAAGCATTCTGAAACGGCGTAGAAACACAAATTTTATTAAAAAAACTTTTAGATTTTAAGTTACAATAACAAAATGCAACAAAGTTTATTATCAGATTGAAAAAAGCAATTCTTTTATGAAAGCTGGTTGAATAACAAAACCGCAAGAGACCAGAAAGAAAAAGAAGTAAAAGCAAGATGATATAAAGAAATCCACAAATGACAATATAATTGTCAGGGGGGGGGGGACAATTTATTTCTTAACTTGGAGATAGCATGCCAAAAAAAGTATACCGCAAGGATTTAACCATAAAAAGCAATGATCCGCAATGGAAAAAATTTGTTGATTATTACAACCAACGGCGGGAAGAAAAATTCAAAGAAAAATGATATTTCAAATACACAATGAGATTTGATGATGTGCATATAATATCAAAGAAAATGTGATTCGTAAAACGGTTGTGTGATAATAATAAAATCACACGAACAGAAGTTTACACATTAGATAAAACACACCCAACATATTGATATACAACATCACCATATACAACGTGCAAAAGCATAAAATTGGAAAATACAATTACAATGATCTTATCAATTCAAGAAAACCCAATAACTTTTATTTTGTGAATTTTGGAATAAAAAAGTAAATAAGATTTTGCATTCTACGAGACAATAATTATATTTTGTGTATGCATAAGTAATTATTGTTTTGTAGAACCTTTGATTTAATTCAAAGGTGTTTTCATTTATGCCAAAGAAAGCCAAAAAACCAAAGATTGATAAAAAAAAGCTGAATGATGAAAATGTAGAAATTGCAAAATTAATTGCAAAAGCAAGAGATCATTATACATGCCAGCATTGTTGAAAAACAATCAAAGAAACAGCAATACATGCAAGCCACATAATTAATGAAGCAAGAGATCACAGACTTGCAAGTGATCCATACAACATAAAAGCATTATGTTATAATTGCCACATAAATCGGCGACATAAAAACCCAATAGAAGCAAGTCAATGGTTTAACGAAAAGCGACCGTGAAGATATGAAGAATTGCAAGCCAAACATATCGAATACATGTGAAAGTGAAGCATTGATGTAATCCGAATGATTGAAAGAAATCAAGAGTTAAGGAAAACATGTGCAGAATTGAAAATCGATATTTCAAAGTTCAAGTATGGTGCAAAAATTTATAATGATAAAGAGTGATAAAATGCCAAAGCAAAAGCGAGATTATGAGAAAATAAAAATGGAATTCATGCTTTCTGATTTTGACGAAGTGAAATCATATATTACTCATAAATGAATCACATATAATGCAGAACGAACGAGACGCACAAAATGACGGTGAAAAGAAAAACAAGAACGGAAGAAAAAAATATACATGGAAGCATTAAAGAAGAAATGAAAAGAAGCAGTTGATGATGTTTCAAAAAAATTGGAACGTTACGAAATGCTTTGAGATGAAATATTACAACGAATGGAAGAACAATTTAATCCAGTTGGTGAAGATTGAAAGCCAAGAAAGATAAACAGCAACGATATAATGAATATATGGAAAATCAAAAGAACGGAAATGTGATTACCAACCAACATTTCAAAAACCGAAAACACAAACAAGGACGAAAGATCAGAATTAACAGATGATGAAAAAGAAGCATTAAAAGAAATATTGAAAAAGTCAAGCAAATAAAGAAAAAGCGGTGTTTATGAAAATCACACCGTAAGGGAAATGGAAAATACACCATATTGACAATTTACAAAATATAAAATAAATGAAATACGAAGAAGCATTAAACATATTTAATAAAAGCCCATTATTAAGAAAAACGTATTTTTCAGACCATTTCTTCGACTTTTGCAAATTCTATTACAAGGAATATTACAGCTTTGACACGCCAGAATGTTTACAAAGATATTATGAAGCATTGGAATCATGAAAAAATGTTTATTTCAAGTGATTCCGTTGAAGTGCAAAAACAACCATTGCCCAAATGTATGTTTCATATTGCATTGCGTATAAAACACGCCGTAATATCATGTGGTATTCACAAACGATTGATAATGCAGAAGAAAATTTAACATACATTGCCAACAGCTTTATAAATGATACAGATCAGTGAGAAAGATTTTGCAGAGATTATGGAAATTTGTATTACCCAGAATCAGTTATTAAACAGTGACAAAAGAAAATAAAAAGAATCGACAAATTCGTTACAGAAAATGATTGTTATGTGCGTGCAATGAGTTTGTGAACATCACCAAGATGAAAAAATTATACAGCACCAGATTGAAAATTCAGACCAGATTTATTGATATTTGATGATGTTGATACAATTGCAAGTTGCCAAAGCAGAAAGAAAATTGACAAAAATTTTGAGTTCATGTTGAATGAAGTGTTGTGATGAACGACATGATCCACACAGATAATATTTTTATGAAATACGATATATGAAGATTGAATCGTTCCGAGATTTGAAGAACACATCAAAAATGATTCAAGCCGAGTTATTATAAATTTGCCAATATACGATGAACATAAAAATATTGTTTGGAATAGATTTGTTGAAACAGATGAAGAAGCACAAAAATTGAATGAATGAATCCGTGAAGTTGCAAAAAGATATGTTTCACTTGAAACCGAACGCAAGAGACTTTGAAGCATATCATTTAATCAGAATTACTTGTTAATTCCATATGCAAATTGACAGCACATAATCACAAGTGATATGATTCAAATTGACCATGAATGCAGAAGTTATAAATACGATTCAGTTGTAATTGGTGTTGATCCAGCAGTAAGTGAAAAAGAATGAACGGATCGTTTCGCAGTATGTGCAACATGAAGAATAAAAGATAAATATTACATACTTGAAAGCGTTTGATTGGAGTGAGTGGAAAAGAACATAAAACGTGCAAGTGAAACAGTGAAAAATTTATACATCAAACGAAAAGCCAAACGTGTAATTGTTGAAACGGTTGCATATCAAGCAGTGTTGAAAACAGTATTTGCCAATATGTGACTTGCGGTTCAAGAGCAGAAAACAATCAAAGATAAAACAACAAGATTATTGGAAAAGCAAGTATTATTTGAAGAAAAACGTGTGTATTTCGCACCATGAAATGATGATTTGATTTACGAATTAAAATCATTTCCAAACGCAGAACATGATGATCTTGTTGATTCGATGTTGTTTACAATGCAAGAAACAAGGAATAAGTTTTTTATTTCTTCATTCTAAAAGAAAAAATGCAAAAAGCGAAAGATAAAAATAAACAAGAAAAACCACGAAATTCATTTCGCAGTGAATGATTGGAATTGCTTTGAGCGGAAAGACTTGTATTAGAATTTTTACACCATGATACAACACACCATGAAACATGCAGACCAACAACAAAAATTACGCTTTATGAATTCCGAAAATACCTTGAAGAAAAAAAAGACAAACTCGACGAATACTTCGAAGAATAAGAATTATTGCCGTGAATGTTGAAAACAAATACCAGCGAAATTCAAATGATCGCAAGCTTTATATTGTGATGAATGCAGAGATGAAATAAACGAAGTATATTGATTTATTTAAAATGTTTTTAATTTATTAATTATATTATCATGTCAAAAGAATTTAATGACAAACCACAGTTCACAAAAATGGAAGATTTATGTGAAAACGGGTTCAAGGTTGAAAGAGACCAGCATTTGGAATCAAATATTGATCCAATGAAAAAATTCCAAGAACTTGCAAACATTATGAATGGAATTATCAATGCAATTACGCAAGCAAAAAACATGCAATTATGAGTATTGCAAAACATCGCAGTTTATAATGCGTGGGTTGATATTATGAACGACGCAAAAAAAGAATTGTGATTAACTTATAAGGAATTGAAAAAGGTAAACGAAAAAGATTTTGAAAATATTGTTGATTGCGATATTGAGAAATTACCAAAAATTGATATTCATAAAGAAGTTGAAAAAGAATCAGAATAATTTATTATTTTTTCACTTCGTATACATGAACGAACGGTTGCAATACGTAACCGTTTCTTTATTATAAAAGCAATTTATATTTTAACACATTTGCCAATGACAGAAAAACAAGAACAGCCAAAGAAATCAATTTTAAAGAAATGGTGGTTTCGGGTATTGATATTTTTCTTTTGTGTATTTCTTGCAAGCAACATGGATTGAACACCAGCAACAAATACACCACAGCAACAACAAGAAATTAAAAAAGATGTTGTTCAAGAAAGAATGGATCATATCACAGAATTAATGAAAGCAGAAGTTCCAGAATTTGAGAAAGTAGAGAAAATCGAAGATAACGTTATTTGAATATTCTTTACAAGCACACCAGATTTGTGAATTGAAGATACTATTGATTCAACAACAAGATGACAAGCAAGAAACTTATCGCTTGATGTAAACGGTGTTGCGAGTGTGAAAACATTTGTTTGATGAAATGCGGTGATGTATTGCACAGCAACGAAATGACAAGTGAATGATTGTATGGATTATAGGTAATTCCAAATAAATCAAAAAACGAAAACGGCGAAAATGCCGTTTTTTTCTATATATTTAAAGCTTTGATATTTGACATTCGTGATTATAATGTGCGTGTTTAAATGAATATAAACATGCATGCAATTATTCTGAATTAATATTTCAAGGGTAAAGAAAAAATCATATCAACAATCAAACTGAATAAACCTTTCACAATTATTCAGTAATGATGTTGTTTTTTCAAAACAAACATATTATGATTTATACCAAAAAAACGGTGATATTCGCCAATGTGTAAGAAAAATCGCATGATCCACAGCAAGGAATGGAATATATTTGCAAGATAATGACCGCCAAACGGTTGAAGATAATGTTGTTACAGATCAAGTTTTTGATTTATTCAAAGTTCCAACATTCGCAAAATTTAAAATCAAATTTTTCATGAATTATTTATGTTCATGAGAATTATATGCAAAGCCAATTAAAAACGCATTCGGTGAAACAATCAGATTTGATATTATTGATTCAAGAGCAGTTTCAAAAATTATAAGTAATTGAGTGATTGTTTGATACAGTGTTATTGAAAATTGAACACACACCAGAAAATACAATGCAGATGAAATATGATATTTCAAGTTTGAAGATGACGTAAACAATACTTTAAACTGAATGTGAATATTAACCAGTATATTATATGACGCAGTTCTTGATTTGGAAGCTTTAAAAACAAATTACAGCTTTTACAAGAACAGTGCAAGACCAGATATGATGTTGCTATTGGACGGTAATTTAACCGAAGAAGAACAGCAAAACGCCGTTGATATGTTTAATGCACAATTCAAGTGAAGTGAGAACGCACATAAAACAATTGTTGCATGATGAATTGCAGATGTAAAGCAATTATCATTAACAGCAAAAGATATGGAAACCATATCACAAAGAAAAATGACCACAGATAAAATATGCAGTGCGTTTGGAGTTCCAAAAGCAATGTTATGATATGTTGAAGATGTGAATTATAATAATGGACAAAATCAAAAGGAAGAATTCCTTGAATGAACAATAAAACCAATGGAAGCGGACTTTGACGCAATATTAAATAAATTGTTGCAGATGTTCAGACCAGATTTATTCGAAAAATATTGGATTAAATCAGATTCAGAACAATTAAAGGAAACGCAAGAATGGTTGAATGGACAAAGAGCAGATGTTCAAAATGGAATTATAACAATAAATGAAGCAAGAATAGATCGTTGACTTGAACCAGTAGAAGATGAAAACGCAAACAAATTGATATTAAACAGAAGCCAAGTGCTTCTTGAAGATTTAGCGTTGGACGCAACTTTACCATGAGATGAATATTAAAACATGTTATCACAAGATTACAGAAACTTATTACGTAAAGAAGCAAAAATATATTCGATTATTCAAAAATCTTTTAAGAAGCAAAGAAAATACCTTGAAGAACATGTAAAAGATTTATACGAAAACCACATATACATAATAAATATTGAATACAACTTATTACAAAATGAACACGTGCATTTATACCCAGAAGAAAAGAAAGATTGGACAAATGAAATACGGTGAGATGATCCAATGGAATGATTCCGAAGATCAATGTGAATATGAGCATTAATTGAAGAAATGCAATTACCATTGGAAAAGGTGTTTGAACGTTGATACAAAACACAATACAGAAAATTCAGTAAATTATTAAGGGAAGAAAAAATTGATTATTACCCAAACAAGCCAAGTGAATATGCAAACCAACGATGAGAATTAAACCTTTCAAATTATAAGTGAAGCATATCACATACAACAAAACGAGATGTAATAAATACTTTAAAACAATGAATTGATAATCATGAAAGCCGAGACGTAATACAATTAAAGATAAACGCAATTGATGATAAATTGTTTGGATTACCAAGAGCAAGAGCAATTGCAGTAACCGAAACAACAAAGGCGTTTGAATATGGAAATTTACAGCCAATGCTTGCTTTACAAGAAGCGTGAATCCAAATGGAAAAGAAGCGGTTGACGGTTGGTGATGATCGTGTAAGACTTGAACACCAACAAGCCGAAGATGAATGACGGTGTGATTTAGATTATATTTACCCAAGTGTTTGAGTTGATATGCCACCGTGATGAGTGAATTGTCGTTGCACAATGCAATACAGAAGAAAAAGGTAATTATTTATTTAATAATTTATATCAGATGAAATTTAAACTTATCAAGGACAAAGAGTTCTTTCAAATCGTATGTGATCAGAAATCCGTTAAAGAAATAATTGACGGTGAAAACAAATCATACGAAATCGAATGATATGCGTCAACCAAAGATAAAGACCGCATGAATGATGTTGTTGAACCAACAGCATTTGAAGAAACTTTAAAGCAATACATGACAAATCCAATTGTATTGTTACAGCATGACATGGACAAACCAATTGGAAATGTAATTGAAGCAAGTATTGACGATAAAGGATTATTCATAAAAGCCAAAATTACAGAAGATACAGATTGAGTATTTTCAAAATTAAAGAACGGTGTATTAAGAACATTCAGTATTTGATACAGCGTAAAAGATTATGAAACAATCGAAAACGTGGACGCTGAATGAAAATACAGTTACACAAACATTATTAAAGCTTTGGAGTTATTTGAAATTTCTCTTGTTTCAGTTCCAGCCAATCCATTTGCATTGGTAAAATCTTTTGATTCATGCTTTAAATCAGAAGAAGAAGTTGAAACAAAAGAAGATGAAGAACCAAAAGCAGAAGAAGTTAAAGAAGAAGTTGTTGAAGCAGATAATGAAGAATTATCAGAAGAAGAAAAAGAACCATTAAATGGTAATGTTGAATTCCATAAAGAAAATGAAGAATGAGAAAACAAAGCAGTTGAAGAAGAAAACAACGAAGAAGAAATCGCCGATGATGACGATACTTCAAATAATGAAGAAGAAGTTGTTGAAGATGAAGAAGAAATCCCAGCAACAGAAGAAGAAATTGAAGAAACAGTAAAAAGCATTGAAGAAGATATTGAAAATAAAGAAGAAAGTGAAGAAAAACCAGCAGATGAAAATTCTGAAATACCAGCAGAAAGCGATTGCGAAGATTCTGAAAATGATGTTGAAACTACATCAGACGAAGAAGCCGTTGATGAAACAAGCAACGAAGAAATCGTTGAAAACAGCAAATCAATTAAAGCTGAAATCAAATGAATTGAAAAAGCTGAATTTCAATCATTTGTAAAATCATTCAATGAAAAATTGAGTGAAAAAGACGCAGAAATCAAATGATTAAAACAGCAATTATCAAATCATCAAGAATTGGTGAAATGAATAATTGAAGTTATGATTCAATTAGATCATGCGGTAAAAAATACAGCGATTCAATCATGAAGTTCTTATCAAGCACCCGCAACAAAGAACACATGATATTGAAAAGTTGCAGAGCTTTTAAAGAAAATGCAACATAATTAATCTTTTAAATCATTAATTTATTTAATCATGGACCTAAAAGAATTAGCATTACAAGCAAAAAAACTTGCTTGAATAGAAGTTAAAGAAGAAGTTGTTGAAGAAACAAAAGCCAATGAAGTAATGAATACTGGTGCTTCTGGATTCGGAACTGAACTTGTTCCAACAAACGTTGTTCTTGATCCAGCATTGGACATGCTTCCAAAATATTCTTCTTTGTTAAATTTACTTCCATGAAATCATGGAAATAATATGCCAATAAGTGCAAAAGTTCCAGTTATTGGTGAAGCAGATTTATTCGCTGGAAACAGTGAATGGACAACTGGTGCAGTAACTTTCACACCAGCAGATAATTGACCAGATACTGGTGCAGTTACTATTTCACAGTGACAATTCATTCTCTATGTTGATATTTCAAAAAGAGAATTAAATTATTCAGTTGGTGATCTTGAAGCTTTGGTTAGAGATAGAATTAATAAAGCAGCCGCAAGAACAATTGACGCTTCTTTCATAAATTCAGATAACACAGCTTCTGGTTCTGGAAACATCAACGGAACATATTCAGGAAGCCCATATTTTACACAGCAAGCAACATGAGTTAGAAAGGTTGGAATTGCAAATACAGCAATTTCAGTTGGAACATTAACAAGTGCTTCAATTCTTGGTGTAAAATGAGTTATCGACGCATGATATCAAGCAGATTTGAATGATCTATTGATAATCGCACCTTCAAATGTTTACGATAAAATGCTTGCATTATCAGAAGTTATCACAATGGACAAATTCTGACCAAATGCAACTGTTGTAAAGGGTGTATTAGCAAAAGCATTCGGAATCGATGTTTTGGTTGCAAGAGATTTCCCAGCATTAACAAATACTTCTGGACTTGTTGACGCAACAGCCGCAAACAACACAAAAGGTTCTTTCGCAGTTGTTTACAAACCAGCAATTCAATATGGTTTCGGACAACCACTTGAAATTGAACTTGATCGTGTTGCTGGACATGGAATCAGATTAACAGCAACTTTCGAATTCGGTTTCGGAATTGCAAACAGCACAGCATGACTTGGAAAAACAATCGGATTAGGAGTAAATGTAACTCTTTAATTTGATTAAAAAATATCTTGCACGGTTCTTTATTGAGCCGTGCGAGAATTTATAACATATAATATTATAACCATGACAAAGTTATTAAAAAATATTTCAAAGGAAACACAGCTTGTTGATTGAGAAGAAATTAAAGCATGAGCAACTTTTGAAACAAGGTGGCATGATTCTATTTTAAGGAATTACCCACACCTTTTCGAAGAAGTAAAAGAAGAAGAAAAGAAAGAAGAAAAAGTTGTTGAAGAAAAACCAGCTAAAAAATCAACAAAGAAATAATTTATAAAATACCATAAAACCAATGTATTCAAGTTTATCACAATTCAAAGCTTATTTATGAATCGATAGTGCAGATACAACAAAGGATTCACAATTAACACTTGCATTAAACAGTGCATGTGAATTATTGAATCATCTTTGTGGTGTTGATAGCTTCGATCAATGAGAATATGAAGAACAGATTGATTTGAGAAAAGTGTATACAAATTCTTTTTGATACAACATATTTTTGAAAAATAAACCAGTTCAAAGTATTTTAAAAATCAATGGATCAGATTATTCATGAGTGAGATGAACGGATTACATGGTTGCAAATCAAAGAAGAATTATTTTTAAATCGCTTGATACAAATTCAGATTTCGGATTTATCACAATTAAATACAGTGCATGATATGATCGTGCAAGAGTAGATTGACAAACAACGGTTGATGATTTACCAGACGATTTGAAATTAATGGAAATGATCCTTGCATGTTGAAAGTTATCAGATGAAATTAAATCTGAATTAAATATTTGAGTTTCATCATATAAATTATGAGATGAACAAATTGTTTACGGTTGAAAAACAACGGGGCAATCAATTGATGATATATATTTCAGTTTTAAAATCATGCTTGATAAATTCAAAAATTTTACATTAGCAATATAAACATTCATGATATTATATAATAAAACAGCAACAAGGTATTGATACACAAAAAACCAGTATTGAGTTTCATCATATGAGTCTGAATGAACAAGATTTGCTTGTAATGTGCAACCGCTGGATCAATCAGACGGATTTGATGAAGCAACGGTATATAAAATGAAAAAATTGTATTGCGAATATTCATGAAATGTTGTTTGAGATAAAATTGTTGTTGATTGAACAGCATATATTGTGAAATCAATACAAAGCTGGGACGGAATCAAAAGAAAATTTTACAAAATTATAATGTTAGAAAGTGAATGAAATTAAACTTGCAATGAGACATACAAGAATTGATGTGATTGAACGATAAAGTAAATGCAGTTGTTCAAATTATATTGGTCGATGTATGAAATGAGATTACAAATAATGCAAAGGAAAACGCACCTTATTTAACATGATCATTAAGAAAAAGTTTGAACCAAGATTTCAGTGCAATTAGTAAATGATTTGCGGTCGTTGGTTCACCTTTGGATTATGCAAGTTTAAGAGAATATTCAAACAGAAAGAATCCACAAACAACATTCTATTTGAAAAGAGCTTTCACAGAACATATGGACACAATACACAATATAATTTTGGAAGATTTACAAAGTAACATGAAAAAATAATGACAGATACAACAACATATTCATTCAAAGCAATATGAGACGCATTATATAATAAAATGCTTGAAATCGCAACGTGAGAAACGGCAAGAATTTGAGCAGTTTATAATCATGACATAAAGATTGAAGATTGAATAAATTTACCAGCAATTATCATTACCCCAGATAATGGAAATATCAGATATCTTGATTCTTGCAGTTATCAAACAGAATTGAATTACAAAATCAGATTAATTGATAGAATTCAGAAAAATTATAGTGCAGTTGAAGATAATTTAAGAATTGTCGCAGATATGGTAATTCAGAAATTAAAAGAAATTGAATCTATTGTTTGGAATAATGATGATTGATACACTGTAAAATGTGAATACGATTATAATTGGTGATTTGCAAATACGCAAGAACCATTCAGAGTATTTGAAGTCAATTGTTCATTTACCGCAATGACAAAATAATTTATATCTTTATACAAAACAATCATGGCATGCAAATGATGTAAAGACAAAAAACCAGAAATCGAACAACACGTAAGTATTGTAAACGATAATGGTGTAAGGAAATATTCGTTTCCAAAATGGTGATTAATTATTGAATGAAAAACAATGCTTGAAGCATTAGAAAAAGCAAGGGAAATTATGAAGAAAAAATCTGAATGATCAGATGAAGAATAAAAAATTTTTAGCATTTAATCAATTAAAAAAATGGTATACATCGGAAGATTATCAGCAATTTGACTTGGTAAAGAAACAACAAGGTGAACAGCAGTTCAACCAACTGTTCGAATTGCAAAAGAAAGTGGTGTTTTAAACCCAACAACAGAATCTGTAAATGATGAATCATGATACGGAGTAATTGACGGAATTTATAATTCTTTTACAACAAAGAATTCATCAAATTTAACAATTCAAGGAGTTGCAAAAGATTATTCAATGTGATTCTTTTTGCTTGGTGCTTTGTGAAAATACACAAAGGTTTATTGCGTAACTTGAACACCAAGTGGCGGAACACCAAAAAGATGAGATGTTTTAACATGAAATGGTGCAACATTAAAGAAAATAATAACAATCGGAACAACAACTTATTATTTCTTTGATAAATCAACTTCATGATCTATTACAAACGGAACATGGTCAATGACAGCAACAGCCGTTTCAATTAATGCACATTTCTTTGAAGTATTACAAAATAATACGCACCCAACATTTACACTTTACGATGATGATCCAGTAGCTGGAAGTTATGCACCATATTGTATGATAAACAACTTTGAATTATCATGTGAAGTTGCAGATTATGTAAAATTCAGTGCAGAATTTATGTGAAAGCAAATGCAAGCTATAAATGGAACAGTTACACCAGCATATGCAACTGAAAACGAATTTACAGCGAGCATGGCATGAGTAAAATTTGCAAGTGATGAAAGCGGTTTGAATAGTGCAAGCGAACAATGTATGCAAAATTTCAGAATCGCAATAAATAAGAATTTAACAGATGTTCAATGTTTCGGTGATACAGATATTGCAGATATTTATAATCAACAATTCGGTATTGAATGAGATTTTGAAGCAGTATATGAATCAACAACATTACGTGATTATGTATTAAATTCACAGAAAAAAGCCGTTAGGTTCTACGCAATAAATACAAATGCAACAGCTTTGGCAACATGAATTTACCCAGCAATTTATGTTGATTTAATGAAAGTTTGATTCAGTGAATGGACAAAAACAGATTCAAACGATGAAATCATTAAACAAACAATGTGATTTACTGGACAATACAGTAATGATGACGGAACTTCAATTGAAGTATTGCTATTAAACAGCGATTCAAATTGATATTAATATATCACGTGCTTGCAGTTTTTCCTTGTTTATCTGTAAGCACGTATTTAAAACAAGGATTCTTTAATTCTTAAACAAGGAAATCATGAAAGTAACAATTAACGGTGCAGAAAAAGAAATCACCATTTCAAACGTTTATACAAGAAAAATTGATCGTGAATACAATGATATTCTTCTCGATTGATTGAAAGCAACACCCCAGCAATTACAAGCTGGTGAAATTGAAATCGCAATTTCAAACGGACAAAAGGCAAACGATTATTTAATCGTTGCAATGACAAATTTAACGGCAGAAGAAGTTGATTGATTGACGGTTGAAGATTACGAAAAAGTTCTTGAAGCAGTAGAAAAGGCAAAAATACCCAGTAAAAAATAATGCTATTCTTGAACAATTCGCAAAAACATTACGTTCATGAAGTTGATTAACAAAAGAACACCGTGATTACATATTGATTAAAGAATTATATCATTGCAAGCCGTCGGATTTAGACAATGAAAGTGAACATGTTCTTAATCTACACTTTGCAATGATCCAAGAAGAAAGAAAACGGGAACATATTCAAAGTGAAAGAGAAAAGCAAAAATCCAAAGTTTCATCACATAAAAAATAATCCACATGGCAAGCACAGAATATAATTTAAAACTTAACATATCGGCAAATAATCAAGCAAGCAAAGAGCTTGATAATGTTTCAAAATGAGTTTCGAAAATCGAAGAACAAGCAAGCAAATTGCAGAATTGATTTTCATGGTGAAAAAACACCGAAAAAACATTGAAACAAATCGGAGTAACAGCAACGGCAGTGGCTTGAAGTATGGCTTTGTTATGAAAAAGTTTTATTGACGCTTCAATAGAAAACGAACCATTACAAAGATCATTTGAAAGATTATCACAAAGTGCATGAATTGCAAGTGATGAAATGTTAAAAGCAATGAGAAAAGCTTCAAAGTGAACAGTTGCAGATACACAATTAATGGCACAAGCAAACAAAGCATATTCATTATGAGTTGTTTCAAACGTTGAAGATATGTCAACGATTATGGAAATTGCACGTGTAAAAGGGCAAGCAATGTGAAGAACAATGGAAGAAGCTTTGGACGATATCGTAACATGATTATGAAGATGATCAGTTCAGATTTTGGACAATTTGTGAATCGTTATTAAACAAAGCGAAGCACAAGAAATGTATGCACAAATGCTTTGAAAAACTGTGGATCAATTAACAGAAGCAGAAAAAAAGCAAGCATTAACAAATGCAGTTGTTGCACAATGAAAAAAAGAGCTTGAAGAAGCTGGTGAAGTTCAAGAAACAATGCAAGAAAAATTGGCAAGAGTAAATGCACAACGGCAAAATATGAAAAACACAATTTGAAATGCATTAATTCCAGTTGTTGATAAATTATTAAAGGCAGTTACACCAATTATTGAAAAGGTTGTCAATTGGATTGAAAAGAATCCAAAATTAACAGCAACAATAATGACCGTTGTTACAGCGGTTGCATGATTAATTGCGGTTGTTTCATGATTGGCTTTGGCTTTACCATGATTAATGACGGCGTTTACAATGTTGAGTTGACCAATTGGGCGAATAATTGCATGAGTAACAGCATTATGAGTTGCATGGGCAACAAATTTTTGATGAATAAGAGAAAAAACGCAAGAAGTGGTTGATAAAATTTCGGAAATTGTAAAACCACGAATTGAAAAATTCCAAGCGTGGCGAAAAGAAAACGGCGAAACTGTAATTGAAATATTAAAAGTTTTACGGGACGCAGTTTGAAATATATTTAAAGCTTGACTTGATGTTATTGGTTGAATTCTTGAATGAGCATTCAAAACAATTGATATCATGATGAAAATATTTTCATGAGATCGAGAATGAGCATGGAATGGAATTGTTGATTTAACAAAAAGCACACGGGAAACAATCCAAAAAGTAACGGAAGATTTATTTTGACCATTGCTTGATTGGATCGCAGAAAAATTAACAAGTGCGTGGACATGGATTACTGAAAAGGTAACAGCAATTAAAGATTCCGTTGTTTGAATATTTACAGCATTATGGGAAGCTTTAAAATTGTGATTTGAATTCTGGATTGCTTTATTCACATGAGATTGGGAAAAAGTGGCAGAAATTTGAAACACAATGGCACAGAATATTGATACAGCATTAACAAATGCATTCGGAACAATGCGGGAAAATATCAAAGGAAAATTCAGAGAATGAATTGATACGGTTCTTGGTTGGGTTGAAAGTTTTGTTGGTGCAATTGAATGAGTTGTTGAAAGAATCAAAAACGCATGGAATAACGTAAAAAGTGCGGCACAAAGTGTAGTTTCAAGTGCAAAATCAAAATATGATAGTGCGGTTGCTTCTTTGAAAAGTTTGGTTTCATGAAAAAAAGCTGGTTGATGACCAGTTGTAATGTGAAACACATATTTGGTTTGAGAAAAGTGACCAGAATTATTCGTTCCAAATACTTCATGAAAAATAATACCAAATAATGAAATTACAAACAACAATTGAATTACAATTAATATTTCATGAGTAAGTGTAAGAAATGACAATGATATTCAAGAATTAGCAAAAGAAATGATCAGACAAGTTAAACTCGAAAAGAATTTCTGAATTGCATAAAATTTATATCAAAGAATAAAATACAATGGACAATATATTACTTAACAGCGGTTTATTATGAAGTTCACCATACAAGAAATCATGAAAAGGTGCAGATAGTGGAATGTTTATCTTTAATTGATACAACTTGCATAATTGAACAACAAGGCGTGTAATTAATTCAGATCATGATGATTTATGAAGCATTGCTTTTGAAACATACGATTACCCAAGAGCAGATTGATGAAACGCTTTGAGTAAATATTACAGAACAAAAACAATTACAATTACAATGAGTTTGTCAGCACCAACATGAGATTGATTAAACGATTTGATTGATGAATTAAAATTCCAAACAAGCAAAACACAATGATATCTTGATATAATAATTAATTGACTTGTAAGAAGACGGGAAGCAACTTTAACATGATTGAGTTTCGGAAGACAAAATTATAATATAAATTTTTTGCAAGATGTAACATTAACGTTTAATTGCGTGAATCCATTGGCTTTCAATTTAACAAGTATTACTAATACATACCCATGAATCAGTGGTAATTATGCAACAGAAATTAATTACACGTGAAAAGTGAATTGTTACCCAACAATTTATTTAATCGTAAAAGCTGAAAGCGATTTAAATTCATTCAGTATTGATATGAATTGATATGTTTTCACCGTTTCACAATCTTTATTACCATGAGATTTTATAATAATTGATTGAGAAACAAAACTTGTAAAATTGAACGGTAGCGTGATTCCATATAATTGACCATTCCCAGTAATTGAACCATGATTAAATCACATTGAAATAAATCTGAATTCATGAGCTTTGGCAAATTATGATATGACATTTATTTATAAAAAGTTCTTCTTGTAATGAATAGATATGATATAAAAATTTACAGCAAAACATGAGTATATCAACAAACAATTAATCCAAACGTTGTTATGAATGATATTTCTTTTTCAGAAAATACAAATTGATGACAATGACAATTGCAGTTAAACCTTGCATTGGCTTTTGGTGATACAACATTTCATTGATGAGAATTAATCAAAGTGATCTTGTATAATGAAAGATACAAGCAAGGAAAACAAATTTATTTTTGATATGTAACGCAAATTTCAAGAAGATACGATGTGAATAAATGATATATTACGATTACATGTTTATGAATTGCAAGTTTATTAAATGCAGTTTTATTTACATGAAGTTATAATTGAACGGTTGAATCAGTATTGAATGCAATAATTAGCGAATTCAACGATAATTATTCATGAAATTTAATTACAGTGTGACAAATTGATTCATATTCAGAAAATATAAGTGTTTCGTTTGATAATAATACAACATGTGCAAAAGCAATAAATACAGTAAATGATATTGCGAATTATTACTGGTTTATTGATTCTGAATGAAAGTTTAATTTCAGAGAAAAATTTACACAAACAAACCATATTGTTGCAAATCAACAAGTGGTTGAAAGTATGGATTTAAATTACGATATTGAACAAATTACAAATAGAATATACGTTGAAAGAAAAGATTGAACCATAAAGGTTTATGAAAATACAGATTCACAAAACACATATTGAATCAAAGAAAGATATGATAAACAGCAAAACATAGTGGATCAAACAACGCAAGATGAATATTGAAATAATTATTTGGATCAATACGCAACACCAAAAAACGCAAGCACAATCGTAATAAATGCAGAATACGATATTGAATCAATAATTCCATGAGATACGATTACGGTGGTAAATACTGAATACAGTATAAAAAATTTGTTGATTGAAAAAATCAAATACACACCAACAAAAATTACATTAACACTTGAAGAAAGCGAAACATTGCGAAGTGTTATCAGTGATTAAGTTGTTTTTTACTTTATATACATACAAAACAATGACGTTTGTAAAATTCCAAAACAGTAATAATGCAAACAGCACCATGATTGCGGACATATCAGCAAGTGCAACAGCATTATTAATAAAAGATTGAGATCAATCTTTATTTCCAACCACATTTCCATTTCTTTTAACACTTGAACATCTTGATTCAGATTGAAATGTAACTTTACGTGAAATCGTAAAAGCAACAGCAAGCAATCAGAATTCATATACAATTGTTAGATGAGCTTGAACATGCGTTCAAGATGATACGGCTTCAAATAGAAGTCAAGATAATACAGCACACGCATTTTATGCTGGTGACAGAGTTTCACTTTATCGAACAGCAGAACAAGTAAAAGATATTCAAGATAAACTTGAAACAAGTGCAAATGATACAGCAATTGCAAGCGAATATGACAGCACAGCAACATACGATGTTGATGATGTTGTTATGTATAAATGAGATCGTTATGTATGCAATACAGCCGTTTCGGTTGCAGAAGCTTTTGATTCAACAAAATGGACAAAAGTTTCAGTTCAATATGATCTTGATACAATGCAAACAGAAATTGACGATTTGGCAAGTCAAAGTGGTGCAAGTGATCATTTGGAAGATGAATGATTGGTTGGTTCTTATTATGAATTAACAGATACAATGTTTCGTCAATTAACAACAACATATGATAATGCAAGCGTTGACGCAAACGTTGGAGATGTAAACGCAAATACAGAATTACATATTCAAAGGCAAGGTTCTTGAACAGCAAGCAACCAATTAAAATTAAAAGTAAAAATGTGATGATCACCAACAACAAGTTTAATTATTGAAGTAAGAAAATGAGTTTCAGTAATTAATACAAATAAAAAAACTTCATATTGGTATGGTGATTCAAATAATGTAATTGCAAGTGCAACATTACCATATACAACTTTTTCTTCAAGTTACCAAGAAATAACAGTTGCTTTGGACAATTCTTTTGGTTGAACTGAATGAGAATTGCTTGATATTGTGATTTATCAAGCAAATCACATCGTAAATGCAAGTAACTATTATGTTATTGCTTGCGATTCAACACAGCAATCAGACGCATTCCAATATTTGAAAATTGCAAATGATCTTGAAACAGTAAAACAAAGTGGTGAAATTCCATATTGTGTTTCAGATTGATTCGCAAATATATTATTAACAAGAGTTACAACGGCTGGTGCGTATGCTTTACCAAGAAATTTAAAAACGCTTTGAGAAAAAGCAAAATTAACAACATTTTGAAGACATACGGATTGAGTTTGGCTTGATCATAAAGATGAATCAAACATCGAATATGTGCATGGTGGTTATAAAACATATACTGTTAAACGATCTGAAACTTCAACACCAACATCAGCATTCGTTGAATATGCAGATGACGCAGAATGATTAACACAATGAAGTTCAGATTTCGATACATTCTTTGGTTTCTCATGAGTAAGATTAACAGCTTCATGATTAGAATCATGAACAGTTGATTTAACAAGCATGAGTTCGCAAAGTGGTTTAACTTCATGAGATAACGTTATGGTAAAATTCCCAATACGTGGAATAAAAATGACAAAATCTTGAAGCACAGTTACACTTTCAATTACAAACAATCCAAATGCAGAAGATGAATGATTCCAATATTTCGCACATTCAAGATGAACATTATCAAATCCAATCAAGAAAAGTGCATTTTATCTTTGAGTTTATGAATGAAGTCTTTCAAGTTCAGTTTTAAAATCTCTTTCATGAGCAACCGTTGAAGCTTCACATACAATGCAAGAATTCATAAATTATGCACGTGCAAATGATAGCAATGATTGAACGGCTTGATATGATATCGTTTGATTCTACCAAAGAATGTATATCAATGCATTATACATGATGAAATATTGTTCTTTGAATACACAATGAGTAATTGGACAATGAATCGTTTCATGATCAAAGCAAGCTTCATGATGAAGTAATTCAATTGCATGAGTTACTGGTGGTGATACATCATGAACAACAAGTTACATGAAATTATTCTGACTTGAAAACTGGTGGTGAAATGTTTCTGAATGGCTTGGTTGATTATGCACGGATTGAAGCAAGAATCTTTATACAGCTTTGAGTGGTTTTGTTGGAGATATTAAAACAACTTCACCATACGAAAACACTTGAACAACAATTTCACATTCATGATCATATTATTGTTTATCAAGTATTGCATGAAATAATAAAGCAATGTTTGCACCGCTTGCAACAGTAAACAATTCAAATTACAACACATATTATAGCGATTATGCGCGTGTGGATGCTTTTTGTTTGGCTCATGCCGGTGGTAGTTATAGTAATGGTGCTAATGCTGGTGCTTTCTATTTGATTGTGAATTATTCCGCTTCGAATTCGTATGCGTATATCGGTTCTCGCTTAATGTTCCTTTAAACGAGCGATAGCGAAGTTCCCCTTTCCCGCCGTTTATCGGCGGTCAACCACTTCAACTCTGCCGAAGGCTTTTACATCATGCAAATAAAAAAATATGAAAATAACGATCAATATTGAAAAAGAAGAAAAACAACCAATTGAATATGAATTGGATTGTTACGGTCAAT